TAACGATTTTTAAGTTGTTTTACCATTATCTGATTTAACTCCTCAAGCTCCTCCGTACTAATAAGAGCAAACATAAGATCAGCAGTGGCAGGTAAACCAAAGGACTCACTTGTGTCAGTAAGATCGACATCACTACTACCATAGCCAGAGCGAGTCGTCTGAGTAGCGGAGAGGATAGGTACATTAGCCTCAACTGCAAGACCACGGAGTTCTTCCGCAATCGCTTTGATATACGAGTAAGAATTGACATTAGATCCAGTCCTGTAACGAGAAGATGCACATATATTTAAGTAATCTACAAATATTATATCAGGTTTAAAAGATTTTTTCAACGCTAGTTCATTAAGTAATGCTTTAAAATGTCCTGAGTGTGCTGCTGCTGTAGGATATTCTTTAATAATTAACTGACCTTGTGTCTTCTTTGCAATCTTTGCAACCTTCTTATCAAACATAGGTTTAGGTAAATCACTTAGATTTTGGATTGCTGTATTTAATAAGTTTGCATCAATTCTTTCTGCAATCTTTTCCTCTGCCATCTCCATTGTAATGTAGAGAACGTTCCTCCCTTGGAGCAGCACGGAGCTAGCAAAGTGGCACATGAATAAAGATTTCCCGACACCTGTACCAGCAAGCGCGATGTTAAGAGTCTTATTAGGTAAACCACCTTTGGTAATTTTATTAAAGTATTCGAGATCAAAGGGTATCTTATCTTCTGTTCTGTGATAGTATTCGTATCTGTCATCAGCATTTAGTATGTAATCGTGTCCAATATTATTATCGAAAGACACAGCTAATGCTTCAGAAAGAATTGAAGGAATCGCATCACGATTTCTTTTATCATCATCGCCATCAGCAATATGAATTGACTCCATCAGAGCAAGATAAATCGCACGATCACGACACCACTTCTCAGTAGTGTCCAATAACCATTGATTATCTACAGGTAAGTCATTTAATTCTTTACTGATGTCATTGATATTCTTAACTTCTTCTGCTGTTAAGTCTGTTCGATTTTCAACCTCAATATTTAGTGCTTCTAAAGTTACACATGAATCATACTTTGTGATAAACGAAACAATCTCTTCAAATATAATCTTTTCACTCCTCTCCTCAAAGAAGTCAGATTGTATAAAAGGAATTGTTTTACGAGCATACTCTTCATTATAAACAAGATTCCGAAGAATCGTGGTTTCAATTCTTTCCATATGAGAATGTAATCTTTGAAATTTCGTCTAACTTTTCTAATACTTCTGATGTAAAGTACTTTTCTGGTTCTGCATATATCTGTTTTGCATATATTTTCTTGCCATCAATCTCATATCTACCGGCAACATTCTTCCACATACCACCAAGTTCTCCTAACTCTAGAAGACCATAGTATCTATCAAGACCTCTTTCGTCATAGTACAGTCTTATCTCTACTTGTTTGTTTTCTTTTGAGAGTCTGGATTTAGCCGTCTTAGCTTTAATAATGTTTCCAACAACCTCTGTCTTATCCTTTTCCTTTTTTTTGCTGAGATAAATGATTGTAGACGAGGCATACTTGAGGCCACTGCCTCCTCCCATTTCTTTAGTTGGGACATAAGATCCGATGACATCATAGGTATGGTTTGTGACTATAAGTGGAATATTTGCTTGACCAAGTTTTAATGTTAGCATACGAAATGCACCCTTGACAAGTTGTGATTTGGTCATGTCACGAACCTGTTTGTCATCCAATGCGTCTTTTATCTCTTTCTCTGTTGACAACATACCAAGAGAATCTAATACAAACATGCAAGGTTTGCGATTCTCCTCTTCTGTCTTCAAGTATATATCAACTGCCTTAAGTGCCTTACTACGAAACTCTTCGATTGTTACAACATTCACAACAACCAACCGTGTCGTATCAATTCCACGAGACTCCAATAGTCCTTTATTGACGGCTGCTTCAGTGTCAAAATAGAGACAATACCCATCAGGGTTAGTGTCCAAAAAGTTTTTGACAATAGCAAGCGAAAAATAAGTTTTACCAGTGCTCGACTCACCAGCAATGGCAGTAATACGATTGCTGCTAACCCCGCCAAGAATAGACCCACTAATGAGTCCATTAAAAATGTAGGATCCAGTGTCAATGAATCTTTCAGTTTCATCAATATCTGACGCAATCTGCGTGTATTCATCTCCGATCTCTTTTACTATTTCTTTTAAAAAGTCCATACTATTCTGTAATGTCGTATTCAATGGTTACTGTTTTAGATGACTTACCCATACTGTTCCCATAAGAACTGTAAGTAATCTTTCCGTTGAGTTGTCTTGCAATATCATCAAGTTCCTGTAGAAGTTCTTTTTCAAGATCATCTGTAGGATCATAGTGTTTATCTATTTTCATTATACCACCATATTGTATTCTTCACGAAGGATCTTTTTATATGGCCCTCCGGGATTTGCATCCATAACTTCTTGAACCAGTTTCATCTTATTATATAAATCACCACATTTATCTTCGCTCTTTCGACATTTCCATAGTGCAGTAACTATGTAGTCAAACTCTTGCTTATCAATTGGTAAGTCCATTATGTAAAGAATAGTTCAAGGTTAACAGTTTTTTCGACATTCCACCCAATCGCATCAAGTATTGCTTTGAGTGGTTCCACGAAACTCTTCTCAAATTGTAGATCATAATCTATGTACTTGTCAAGTCCAAGTTCCTTTGGAAAGTCTTGAATGAATGATATTACATTCTCACGAATAATGTTTGGTTTTTTAAGATATATGAATTTAATCTTTTCACCATTACCAATCAATGAATACTTGCGATCAAGTTTATTCTTCTTAATGTAGTGATTGAAAAGAAGTGCACCACGACAATGTATTGGTGTGCCCTTTACATAGATGTCAGTATAGTTGTAATACTTTTTAACATTCGACACAGTGCGAGGAAATGCAATCTCTTCTGGTGGAAGTGTCTTGAACTTTGCACGACAATCATCAATAAATTTAATTACATCTTCTTCTGTACCATTCATCATCAACTTGAGTCCATCCTTAATCATAGTGCGACAAGGTGCGGGAGTTGATGACTTGACTGCCTCAATACCCATCATCTTGAGTTTTGGTTCATCATAACGAACACCCTCACTATCCCATACGTTTAGAATATATCTTTTCTTTGCTGTCCAAATGCCACGCTCTGCAATATTCTCTCTCTTCATAAACATCTTTTGATCATAGGCATTTACATACGCGGCCAACGCTTCGTAAGAACTCGAAATATACTTTTCAAATTCCATCTCACAGATCTTATTAAGGAACGCAACAATGCTTTCATTAGTTTTCTCTCGCCCTTTGTATACAGCGTCAACCAAAGGGCCCAAGTTAAGGTAGATACTATCAGTATCACTAGCAATGACATAATCAACATCCTCCGTTTTTAAAATTTGATTGATCTTTTGGTTCATTTTGTTTTCAATCCATCGGATTGATACCTGTCCAGATAGAGTGATGGCCTCTGCGTTCGCAAGTTTGTAATAACGAAAGTATTGATTACCAATAGCACCATAAGCAGAATTAAGTTGTATCTTCCGTGCCATTTGGATATTGTTGCACCTTGCAATCTCCTTTTCCAATTTCTTGGTTTTTGTTTTCTCATACTGTTGCTTTGCCTCCAACATTTTCTTTTTGTATATGGTTCGATCTTTATAAATCTTTTCCATCAGTTCTGGTAGAAAACCACGAACATCTTTTCGATACATTGCCCCGTTTGGGCAAACAGCATTATCTTTATATAATTCAAAGTTTATTTCTTCTGCAAGAATTTTATCAACAGTTGCTGAAGGATGTCTTTGCTCAATCAAAGTTTCTGGGGAAATATTATACTGCATGATCAAATGAGGATATAGACTGTTAAGGTCAAAACTAACTACCCAATCATACTTTCCCGGAATCGGTTCTTTCACATACGCACCTGCATACTTTGCATCTTTTTGTGAGCGATTCTTTGGAGGGATGACAATATTCTTTTTCTTTAGATAGTTGTATATAATCGTATCCCACATACGAACTTGTGAGAATACATCAACATAGTTTGCCTTTGCGTCATAGGCCATTGTGATTGCAAGTTCAATTAACTTCATCTTGTCTTCCATGCGGTCAACCAGTTCTACGTCAATGATGTTATATTCAACAAACTTCTGCCAACCTTTTGTATAAAAGTCCTTGAATGTATCATACTCAGAGTGATCAAGTTTCTTTTGACCAAGTTCAACACTTGCAATATAATCCAAACGATATGATTCTTGTGCCTTGTAAGTAAACTTCTTATAGAGATTGAGATAATCAAGTTGAGTTACACCGCCAATATCATATGCAATATTTTTACGACCTGCAATATAGATTTCATCTTCAGTCACAAGACCCCAAGGTGAAAGTCTCTTCATCAACTTCTCACCAAGAACTCTTTCAAGTCTTCTGGATAGATATGGAATATCATATAGTTCAATATTCCAACCAGTAATAACTTCTGGTGTATTATCTTCGATCATCCACCAGTTGATAAAAGCATTTAGAAGTTCATACTCTGAATCATATCCCTTGTAAATGACATTATCTTGTTTTTTATTGAATGGGCCTTGACCCCATGTGCGAATCTGTTTTGTATTATAATCCTGTATTGATATAAGTAGTATTTCTTCTGCAGCAGATTCTACATCAGGGAATCCATTCTCTGACTTGACCTCAATATCAAGAGTGGTTAATTTAATTTTGCTTATATCAAACTTAACTTCTGATTCTGGATACATCTCTGAGATGTATTGGTAAATATATCTGTCATTTCCGTAGATATCAAAATTCTGTACACCATCATATTTCTTAAAAAACTCACGACAATCACGAACTGTGCCGGGTTTAATGGGTTCAACTGGATCTCCAGTTAGAGTTTTATATTTTGTTTTCTTTTTTGCAGGGACGAAAAGAGTTGGTGAAAAAGACTCTCGTGTCATGAAATGTTTACCATTTTCATAACCACGAACTAAAAAATTGTTTCCAACTAATTGAACATTAGTATAGAATCTCATTAGGCAATCAACTCAACATACTCAGATAGTATAGCAGGAGTTGGGGTAACTATGGTAAGAATACTATCAGAATGTATCATCATATCAGTTTGTGATGTAAAGTCTAACCATGTTTCTAATTTATATTCTGCGGAAGATGCAACCATTTTAAATGGTTTAATTAATTTACAATCAGGGCCACCAAGTTCTGTATCAACTTCCATGATCTGTGATATTATAATATCACCATTCTTAAGTAGTAAGCATTTAATAATCTGATCCATTTACCTTCTCCTCATACATTTTCCTTATACTTGAAACAGGGTCAACTAAAGTAACTACTTGATTCACTGATACTGGTACATCATCTTCATCAGATATTAATATCCAATTTTGAAGAGTTACTTCAATAGATGATTTATCTTTAGTCTCAGATAAAACTATTTGATTATTTAAAACAACCTTTTGAGGCCTATGAAAAAGATATGCTATTGGTTTATCTTCAGATACGATCTCCTTCATATCCGCAACAATCTGATCACCTGATTGTAGAACTGCGACTTTAATCGACATAATAAATTATCTCCTCACCTAATTATATCATAAACAAAAGAATAGTCAAGCAAAAATAAATGAACTAATTGATGGAGTGCAGATTAGATAGATTCCGATGATTGCAAGAAAAGCAGCGTGATTCATGTGAGTAAGTATTTTTACTTATTATATATGAAAAAAGGGATCTGTCAAGATCCCTTTTTGTATTCTATCTTACAAGTAATTTTTTCTTGCATGATGTTCTGGAACTACTTTACCCAACTTAACGGTAAGAAGTCCATCTTTGAATTGAACCTCTCTGACTTCAACATCGTCTGAAAGTGCCCACTCTCTTGTGAAACTTCTTTGAGCCAATCCCTGATGGACATACTCGGATCCTGTCTCTTTAGTTTCTTTGGATCCTTCGACAATAAGTTTTCCATATTCAGTGTAAACCTTTAGTTCTTTTTTGCCAAATCCTGCGAGAGCAATCTCAAGCACGGACTCAACATTATTTACATGAATTAAATTGTAGGGTGGATAGTTTGTTGTGGTTTCAAAAGAATTAAAAAAGCGGTCAAGGTAATCATCCATACCAATCCCGTTCTTTGAAATTATTTTCATCAACTCTGGTAAGTTTGCAGAGTGATACCTTTGTAGTGAAGTCATAGTGTCCTCCGATAAGCGACTTTATTACTGTGAGCCCAATGGCACCCACACTTCTATTTAACCATATTCGCATTAAAAAGGGGATGTTGAATCCCCTACATTTTTATTCAGTTACCTCTACCTTCTTCTTTTTAGATCCAATATTATATTTTGTTTCTAATATCCAATCACCCTTATCTTTATATGCCAATACTTTTATTTGATTCAATGGTGCGACATCTTGTATTGTATCAGAGTTTACGATACCAACAAGCCCCCAGTCTACTAATAGTTGTGCGATACGATTTCTTCTTTGTACATCATTTGATGTCAGGTTAGCGTGTTTACCATCAAGTGCAAACAATTCTTTGAAGTGTACTAAAAAATATCTTCCCTGTTTATGAAGAATATGACAGGATTGATATATTTTCTTTTCCTTCCTTGATGCGACACCAATACGAGTTAATGTTTCTCTTACCTTGAGAAAATCATCTGGTTCATTTAATGTGACCTCAACCATCTGGTTCGGATCCCAATTCACTTCAGGTTCACGAAGAACGCTCATTGTCTTCCTCCAATATCAAGTTTAGATTTAATAAAGTTCAGTTGTTCTTTTGTAAGAATCTTTAGAATCTGTTCCGCTTTCGCATTACTACATTCATAGTATGTTTTGACACTATCAAGATTTTTGATTTTGTCTTTACGCAACCAAGGAGAAAACCTTTTTTTCTTCCTCACTATATGTATAAAAAAGTCATGTTGCATCTTCTCTGGTAGAGATGGATATTTATTCATCTCGTTTGCAAACATCACTGTATCAAGATGTCCTGATAAACATTTATTAATAACGAAAGGAATATATTCTTTTTCTAACGATGGATCTTCATCAATCATGTTCTTCTTATTAAGGTTGATTGAGTTCAACCAGTCTTTCAGTTCAGCCATTATCAATAATATAAGAGGGTGGTATGTGATGGTCATTCCAATGACGAATGTTACCACCAACAATAAAACAGTTTGTAACTATGAGTTGAAGGAAGATAAAGGTTCTTATCATCGCTACATAATCTGCTTCCTTATCGTTCTTGCCAGATTTATTTTCCC